CCCTACTAGCCAAAAAGCCCTCTTCAACACCTGCTCTATCTGCTACATCCAACAACTGATTAAATTTATTCATATCGCCACTATTCAGCGTATCAATCAACAAATCTGTATCATCTGTTTCGCCGCCAAGCGTTTTGATGTCGTTATGCCTGTCAGACAAAAGCTTAACCGCCGCGCCCATCTCACCAGCTTGCGCCAGGTCTTTGATTTTACGCATGTCTTGAAAGAACGCTGTTTTGCGCTCCTTGCTCAACTGGCTAAAAGTGCCTTGCATAGCTGTAGCTCGTTTCGGGTCGATCGCCATCAACTGTTGAAAGTCAGCATTGGTAGACGGATCAAAGCCCGCTTGTCCTAGTTGCCCGCTTAGCGCGTTGGCTAATCTGTCAGCTTTAATTCCGCGCCCAGCCTGATAGCCTTGAAGAGCCTGTAAAATATCAATCGCCATTTAAACGCCTCCAGCTAAATAGCCGCCAATATTAAGTAAATTCTGCACCCCGCTCTGTAACGCCGCATCCTTAGCTAATTCCGCTTGTGCGTTCACATCGCCGCGAGATAGCGCCAAGTTAGCTAGCGTGGAACCTTCGCCTATTGCTAGGTTAGCCAGTATCGTTGCTAGATTCTGTTGCTGCTGAGCATCGGTAATGCCAGCACCAGTTAATAGGTTGCCGATATTTACCGCACCTGAGCCAATTATATCACCTAAGCCCGCACCTTGCTGGCTTGCTAAATCAGCTAGTGCGCTTGTACTACCTGTGATCTGTCCGGCAATATCTCTACCCGCTTGCGCTCTAAGATTGCCGATACCTGAGCCTGTACCACTGATTAAGTTGGCTATGCTTTGACCAGTACCCGACTCAAGTGAAGCACCTTGACCGGCTAACGCTCTTGCAATGTCAGCACCTTGGCCAAACAAACCCGCCTGCTGGCTAGCAGTTTGCCCTAGAAGGTTAGCGCCTAGCTCGCCGGCTCGCTGTAGCGTCTGTGCGCCTTGGCCAAATAAATTAGCTCTAGATTGCGCTGCACCTAAACGATTAGCTGCACTAGCAATATTTGCTTGTGTTTGCATACTGGCGTTTTGTGCTGCTAGATTACCTTGTTGCTGTCCAGCTTGGCTTAAGAATTGCCCCGCTTGACCAGCGGCTTGCAAGCCTTGGCCACTTAGCGCCGCTAGATTATTGATCTGGTTTTGTAACTGAGTGCTCGCTAGACCTTGGCCAAATTGCGTTAATTCTCGTAACACTTCGCCACCACCTAAGCCACCTGTCGCGCTACGCTGGTTAATAATCGACCGCTCGCCTTGCTCTCTTAAAAACTTCTGAGCGGGTGATTCTATTAACGCCTGGTCAAACGCTTCTTGACCACCCACACCAGACAACGCCGCTTGAAGCTTCTGAGCTTGTAAACCTGTTGGAGAGTAAGCCTGTACTCCTTGCGCCGCTTGCTGGAATAGCGGTTGGCCTGTTCTTGGATCAACACTACCCGCGCTTGCACCGAAGCTACCAGACAGCGCACCTTGACCGGCTTGTAATTGGCCTAGCGCACCCGTAGCACCTTGCTGAAGCTGAGACATGCCGCCCGCTAAAGCGCCGCCTAGTAAACCTCTAGCTTGGCCTAGCTGGTTTTGTGCAAACTGATTACCACCCTGAAGCATTCCCATAGCTCTATTCTGGCCTGTTTGCAATGCTTGTACGCCGCCTTGCATACCCGCTCTGGCTGCCTGTTCAGCACCGGCTAAGCCGTATTGAGGTACAGGCTGTTGTGCCACTGGGTTAAACGGTACAGCGCCGCCCACAGGTTGAGCCTGTACCGCGCCTTGCATGGCTGTGGGTCTGGGAATCGGCCCCGCCGCTGTCATCATCATTGGTTGCGCTACTACTGCCATTTATTGTAACCCCGCTAAAAGCTTAGACATAAAGCCGCCTGAAATATCGCCTAGTTGTGGTTGTTGTGGCTGAGCTTGACCGCCTAAAGCGCCCCTTGCAAAGTCAACCCAATTGTCAAGCATCTGCTGGCGATTTGCCGGAGCTTGCTCTCTAGCCAATTGCGCACCCGCTTGAGCAACTGGTTTAATCTCATCCAGTCTCGCTTGGTGATCCCGTTGCGCTTGAACCACTGGTAATGTCTGCTGGAAAAAACTTAGATCTGGAGTTTGGGCTTGGAACGGTTGTAATCCGCTGTAATCTATTTGACCACCAAGTATTGCCGCTTGTGCCATCGGTAAGCCCGCTAAGATCGCTTGCTGAGCACCTACATTACCTTGCTGAAATACGTCTGTTTGTGCTGGTAGTGATTGGCCAAACACATCGAGCGCCCCTTGATAGCCGCCGCGCTGTACCTGCATCGCTTGAGGGAATAAGCGATTTATATCAGTCCTAGCTTGATCAATGCCTTCTTGTTGTAGACGTTCAGCAGCCTTTAGACCTTTCAGTCTATCTGATTGCGCATCTTTAGCCGCTTCACGTTGCTTAGCTGACGAATACGGAATTAAACCACCAGTAATACCTGTTATCGTGCTTGTATCTAACCCTAGCTTGTCTTTAAACCAGCCCATAATAACCTCTAAACTAAAATCCAGCCTTGTGTTCTATCGCCGCCTATATCCGCATTGCGCTTGATATATAGCAGATTACCCGCGCCGCCTGTTTCATCTAAATATAACGCACCTTGATTCGCTTCAACCACTGTTTCTGGCGCGCCCGTACCAATAATCAACGCGCGTTCACTGATCAATCTAAGCCATGTATTAAACTGTGTAGACGGTGCGCCTTGTTCGCCTGTTAGCGCCCTATCTGAGCTTGGCTGTACTACTCTAGTTACCACGTCTACCGCTCCTTATGTTCGCTTCAAGCTTAATGAAAACTGGCTTGACAGGATCACTCATTACGAATTTAAATACAGCGAACCTTGGGAATCGTCCGAGCTTATACCACACCGCACGCTTGAAATACTCGCCAATCTTGCCGATTGATCTGTTGATCTCATTGTTAAACGTCTTACCGTCAACTGACGTTGAAAGCCTGACTTGTGGGTCTTCAGTTGTGAAGTCGCCAACACCGCTTTCAAAGGTTGCTTCTAATTCGCTAACCGCTAAAGCGTTACCCAAATCAGCGAAAGGCTGTGTTGCCATTACTCTAATAATCTCGCCGCCATATTCTGTATAAGTATCAACTTCTACAGATCCAATTCGACCGTCTTGGCTATCTCCACATAGAACCTTATTATACGCTGTAACGATAGAGTTTACACGCCAACGGATTGTTTCAGTTAAGCCTTTAGAATTAATTATCTGGCTTTTTCGCTCATTCCAACGACCCGTTACGGTGTTATATTCAAACGTTGCTGTGGGTAGCGAAAATCCGACAAAATAAGCTCCGTTTTGCGCATACGAATAAGCAAAGGCTTGCTGTATCTCTTGCTGAGTATAATCTTGTAACGCTGAATCAATCGCAGTAGTAGATATCTTTTGCGCTGCGTTACCAGATAACGCCCATATTGCTGGGCTTTCGTTCGTACCACCACCAATCCACATAAACGTATTATTCGCGCTAATCATCGAGAAGGGAGCAAAGCAACCTTTATCAATAAAAAAGCCTGTGCGCTGAAAAGGAAAACCACCCGCACCTACGTTCTGGTGCTCTTCAATTGTTTCTGATCCAGCAAGGTAGAGCTTGTTGTTATAAACATGCAAACTTACAAGGTTATCTGGATCAGATTCAGCACTACCGAAATCTAACGCACTCCAAGACAAGCCATCATTAGCATCAGACTTGATAAACTTTTTCGTGTCAGTTGTGCAGACAAAGAAGCTATCAACAAACGAAACTATCTGAGGCGCGCCGTTAGCTGTAAAGCCCGCGTCTGTGATTTGCTGGAATACAGTGCCAGCGCTTTCGTCTATAATGTAGCCGTTACCACCTGGAACCAGTATCATCAACTGAGTTCCGTTATCAGCCATTGATACGCGCTCATCACCTGGAATTTCGCCTAGCTCAACAGTACTGAAAACCTCGTTACCATCCGTATCAAAGGAGCTATCAACCCTATAAAGCGTAGTACCGTTCAAAAAGTAAGGCTTGCCCGCTTTAACATGCGCCCCACGATTCGCGCTCTCAATAATACCAGTGGTTAATAATTGGCTAATACCAGGACAACCAAATAGCGTTTCTTGGGATAGTGCGCCTTGTGTTTGTGGTGCGTTCACATACCAGTTAACACACTGCTGAGCGCTAATCGGCAGTGAATCGGAAACATAAAAGCCGTTTCCTATCGGCAAGTTGATTTTAGGCATCTATCTAGCCTCTACAATAAAATAGCTATCTTGTTCCGCTGTTACATTGCTAACGCTGGTGTTGTTGGTGACTTCTAAAAAAATATAATCATTTTGGTCTAGTTCAGTGTTTATATTGATATTGAAAAACGCCACGTCACGCCCACCTACTAGCGCGTTAACTTGTCTAGTTTGATCCAATACAGTCACTACCCCGCCTAATGAATCATCCCATTTTGAAACACGTAGCGAAAGCACATCATTTGCCGCCGATTCAAGTGTGAAATCTGCGAATATTTTATACTCTCTGGGAGTGTTGCCTAGATGCCTCAATTGCCCTTCCGCTGGATTGTCAAAGTGTTGTAAGTCCTGTGTAGTCCATAGCGCGGCGGCCAACGTTTCGAACACACCAATTGTATTGATGGTCGTAACAGTTGAAGTACTAACGCCAATCGAGCCGCCCTCAAAGGTGTTAGGCATGCCGTTGTTGTTTGTCCATGAACAGACAATCGCGCTTTCACTTATATTTGGCGTTATATTAGTATCGGTAGCGTCAAACGCACCATTCCTAGTAATAATAACTCCGTCCAGTTGCAAAGTTGAAGGATTTACAAAATTAGATTTTTCAAAATCAAGAAAGGAAGCGTTAGTAGGCAAATCTATATTCTGATTAGATCTAAATCTCGAATTCATTGTGAAGCCTGCACCAGCTTTGAATAGTGAATAGTTGCCGTCAGTCATGCCCCTTACGATACTTGTGTCTATGAAATAACCACCTAACCACGTTCCAGAAAGCGTTAATTCAGGTTTGCCCCCGAATCGACCTGAACCGACTTCTAAACCTTGCCTATAACCTGATATTTCACCAAGAGATGTGCAATCGTTGTAGTTTACTCTTGCGAATTCGAACGCGTCAAACCCCGTTGCACTAACTATATTATACACCTGAGAGTCTGTGCCTGTTACCTCTACGCCGTAATCTTTACCGAGAACGTTACCAGAACCCCCAGCAGGTGACACAAACATGGTATAGTTCGGTTCACTTGATGTAAGTTTGGACAAGTCGAAATTATAACCCGTTAAGCTCAATCCGCCGGGTGGCACTTCTATTGACTGCGCCCCCATATTGATAACGCCATCAATAAAATATTCTTTTGTGCTGTCAAGCGTACCAGACAAATCGCTCGCCTGCGTCACTACAACTCTCTCGGAAAGGCCGGTTTCTGGGTCAACAGTATTACCTAGAGTAATAACGCTCCCGTCTTTTGTTATAGAGATCCCTTGACCAGCAACAAGCGAAGCCATATCCGGCGCGCTAGTAGCTAAATTCTCTATTAACGCAACGCCTGTAGAATCCTGATCAATATTTAACGCCGCTGTAACGCCATCCTCAGCAGTAATGCTAAATGTAATACCGTTACCATCCTCTAGCTTTCTAATCTCGTAATCGTTACCACTCGGATTATTGAGTATAGGTGTACCCAACGCCGCACCAGTGGAAGTTAGCGAACCCGTTACACCTAGATTAGTTTTCAGATCACCATAAGTAACTTTGAAGTTTTGACCATTAGAAACAATCGTAACCAGGTCAGAGTCGTTTAACGTGGTTGCGCCGGTAAATTGGCTAATTTTCTGCCCGTTACTCATTCGTGGTGTCCTCTAGCTGAATGTTTCCGTTTTGCTCATCAAGTAACGGATTACCTTGGCTTGGATAAAAGTGATCACTATATACGCCGCACTCATTACCGGAGCCAATAGGCAATGTTGATGGATGCTGTACAACAACAGGAGCCATAGAGATCCTATAGATAGTGTCTAGGCCTTCTCTGGCGTTTTCGTAAAGTGTCGGGCCTACATCAATGTCATAAGAGTTTAAGATCTTTAGCGCTACATTAAAGATAATACCCTCAAGCGCGCCGTCAGGAACGGTGATATAGTCATCTGGAGATTCTACTTTCGTGTAACCGATAGGCGCACGAATAGCCAGTTGCGCCATATAGCGGTTCATGTATCGAACGACAAACTGGAAGTCAACTGCTTCAATCGGTTGTTCGTTAGCCTGTAGCAAGATCTCTTGCAATATATCGTTAACAACTGTTTGAGCAGTTTCCATTTTTAAGCCTCTTTAGATTTTGGCTTGGCTGGTGCTTTCTTCTTCGCTGCTGGCTTCTTATCGTTCCAACCTAGAGAAAGCGCATATTCAAGAGATTTATCGTTAACTAGAATTTCTGTGCCATCTGGCTTGTAGAGCTTATTCATGGTTTCACCATGTCGGTTGTTGGGTAACTTAATAAAAGCCCCTCACTAGGAAGGGCTTCTATAAACCACCTGACTAAGCTACGCCGAAGCCTTGGCCCGCCATGAATGGGTTGCTTGTGCCATAAGCCGGACGCAAGTCAAAACGAACAATTTGCTTATTCGCTCTAACGTCTGAATCCTGAGAACAGCGCATAACCAAGCCATCGCGAGACTTGTAGATCGTATCAGTTGACTTAAGTTTCTTAATATCAACGTATGCAATCGTAAACGCATCTGGATGCCAGAACAAATTAGGCTGGATCACAGTTGAAGCCGCGCCGCCTAGCGTTACCACATCACCACTAACAATAGCAGAGTCAGTAGTGTTATAAGCGCCTGAAGCCTCATAGATACCTGGACCTGTAATGGTTAGCGTACCTGCACCAGAACCATTCAATGTCACGTCAGTTGTTACTGTGCCAGTGAAGACAACAGCTGAACCGTCAGCTTTAACAGCTGGATTACGTGTTGATAGGTTCAAGCGATTACGGCCAGTTACTTCAATTGTTTCACCTGCTTTGATCTCTAGGTTAGCTTGGAAACCAGAAACAGCAATTTGCTGAGTCATAGTATCTTTAGCCGCCACATAAGTCACAACAGGATCAGAAGCCACCGCACCAACGCGATCAGCACCAGCGCCAGTGACATAGTTAGCAAGCGTTGTTGCTGTGTACACGTCAAAGCCCGCAAAGTTAGAGCTAACCTTGGCGCGCTCTGTTGCTGTGCCAACTTCTGGGTTTACGCCTAGTGAACGCTGTTCGTTAGCAATAGCCACTTGTGAATAAGGGTTTAGAAAGTAATTCCAGCGCTTATTCATCGGTACGCCTGTTGATTGCATCAACGCGCCAGCATCGGCAATCTCAGCCCACGAATCAACACCTTGACCAACTGTACCTGAACGTAAGCCACAATTCTTCATTGCGTAGTTAGCAAAGTCTAGTTCCAGGTCAATTACAATACGGTTAGCGATATCGTCAAAGAAACGGTCTTGATCAGTGCCCATCTTCAGTGCTTCATCAGCTTCTTGGTAATCAACCTCTACTGTTATGTAGTCTTGTACTGTCGCTGAAGCCTTACCAGTAATAATGCTCTGTGCGGTAGTAGCTGAAATATCACCATCTGACGTGCGGACTGTCTTGTAGTCTGTTGGTCGTTTGATGTCGATAGTGTCGCCAGTGTTAGGGTTGAACGCACCACTGAACGTCTGTGTATCGACCTGTTTAGACATATTGCGGTTCGCTTCAAAACGATCCGCAACCTTCATCATTAATTTTCGGGTAAAGTTACTATCAAAGTTGTTAGCCATGAGCGGCCTCCTATTTATTCAAAACTAGCGCCCTTAATGTGCGCGTAACTGTCATCTGGTGTAACCGCGCTACCTTCAACTTTTTCTGTTGGTGGTGGCGTGTTACTCTTTTTCGGTTTAAGCGCTTTCGCTTTTTCCTTGATACTCGCAAGCTTTAACCCTACCTCGTAAGGTGAAGTTTGAGCCAACTCATAACCCTCTTGAGGGTTTGCCGCTAAGTGTTTAGTAATTAACGGGCCATCTTCATCGCTTAGAATATGTAAAACTAAGCCATCTTCTAGGCCGTAATTAGCTACCGTATTACCTGCCGCTTGTAACTCTTCTTGCTTAATACCAAGCTCCAAAGCCTTCTTACTGTAGCTCGCCGCTTTCTCTTGAAACTGGCGCGCCTTATCAGCTTGCGCTTGTTGTTGTCGTGCTTGCTCTTGCTGTTGTAGCGTTTGTTGCTGAGCATCAAACCGAGCTTTGGCTAATAGCGCCTCATCTCTTGCTTTGATCTTAGCGTCATAGTCATCATCAAAAGCGTCTGGAATAGGAGGAATATCGGCATATTGCGCCGCCATTCTTTCCTGCTCCTTTCTTTGAAACTCTTGTAACTGTCGTTCAGCCTCTTCTGCTCTACGTTCAGCCTCTTTTGCTTCAAAGTGCTTTTTGTTGATAGCTTTGTTGATCGCTTCTTGAGCTTTCGCTTGCTCGTCAACTTGCGGTTGTTCTTCGTGTTCCGCTTCACTAGCAGTTGCTAATTCTGCCGACTCCAGTGGAGTCTCTTCGTTGCTGTGTTCGTCAGATAGGATTGATTCTGGCTCAACAGCCTCGTTTTGTAGCTCACTCATGATTAACGCCCTTGAAAGGTATAGTCTAGGAAAGACAGTGCCGAATATTGATGGTTATTCGTTGACCATATAGGGATTATAAATCTGATTTATGCGTTATGCAAACCGTATATATGAGATGAATGTGTGCCGGGATTAGCCGGGATTAGCCGGGATTAGCCGGGATTGGAGTTAACTACATTAACTAGTTGTTGGAGTACAAGGACAAAACTCCGTTATTTTTCGTTTAGTTTGCCCTTGACTTTATTTTGGGCACAAAAAAAGCCGCTAAGACCTAAATCAAAGCGGCTTTTCGCACCAACAACACTAAGCTGTAGTACCACGGCTTTACTCGTTATCAAAAATAGATTTAACATTATCTGGGTTAAAAATTACCGCCTCATCTGGTAAATATCTAATAC